AAACACATTCCCACGCACGCAAATATAAGTGGGGATATTATTGAACCTGAGTCAGGTCTTTTTGGAAGGAATAACCCTTCCGAACTACTAGATAGATTAGAAAAGATATCTAGTAGTGTAGTCGAGGCTATACCCGACGCTAAAGAACGTAATGGCTTCATTAATATGATGAAGACTATGTTCAAAGAAGGGGGTATAACCAAAGGTATTGTAAATGATGTTGCAGATACTCTATATGACAAGATATTTTCAGAGAAAAATAAAAATATCATACTGTTATTATCTGTTTTGACCATTATAGCATATACTACCCTCAATCGCACTGCAAACTCATTTGCTTTACTAATTATTATTACTGGTATTTTTGCTTATGCATATACTGGTAAAAATAAAACTGAGATTATGGCAACTTTAGCCTTATTTGATATAGTGAATGCTGGTATACTTGGACACAAGATGTACCAAAAATCAGAAGAAAGAGTCTATAGTTAACTACTGCATAGATAGTGTAGTTAATGATGTAGAAGATATATCTGAGAACCTAAAAGAAATGAAGAGAAAAGTTCTTAGGACTACCCCCGAGTCTGGTATAGACACCAGAGAAACAGATCTTATTGGACCTTTCAATTTATTATTTAGTGCCGCTACCGTTGCATTTACAGGAAAGAATGTTCCCTCCGATGTATACAATAAGGTGCTTAACTTTGATAGAAATACTAATTCACTTACATCTATCTATAATGTAATAGTCAATGCTATAAATTCTATAATGAAATTTTGTAGAGATAAATTAGACGTGGATGTTCCTGAATTACTAAAGTTTGGAAGGACTGAGGTCGATGATATATTAGTACGAGTTGACAATATTCTTTTGATGGAAGCAAAAGATAAATACTATAGGAACAATGAAAATTATTTTGAACTTGAAGTAGCTATAATGGATATGAGAAAGATTATAATAGCTATAGAAAGAACTAGTAAGAATAGTAATCTTTTAGTAATTATGCATAAAGAATTGAATAAGTTGGAGAGACTATCAAAGGAGTTTGCGCAAGCTAATATTGATGGGCAAGGAGCCAAGCAGGAAACTGTTTGTGTATTGTTCAAAGGTGGACCTGGCTGTGGCAAATCTATTGCCATGGAACACTTAGCTTTTGCCGTTGTTGCACAGGTTCTCAGTACACCAGAAGAGTATGAAAAGTTTAAAGCTAACCCTTATACATACATCTTTAACAGACAGTTCGAAAATAAATATTGGGATGGTTATAAACCTAGTATGCTAGTCACTTATATAGATGATTTTGGTCAAGCTAAAGATGTATCGGGAGAACCAGATAACGAATATATGAATGTTATTCGTATTGTTAATGGTTTTCAATGTAGTTTGCACACAGCTAACATGACCGAAAAAGGTAGATTGACTTTTCAATCCCCTTTTCTCATTATGTCTAGTAATTTACATAAATTTGAACCACAAAGCATAAATTGTCATGATGCTCTAAACAGACGTTTTACATTAAACTTGGTCACTACTTTGAAACTAAAATATACGAGTTTACGTACTAAAGGAGCTGATATATGGCACAGAAAACCAGATATTTCAAAATGTGAGAGAG